GTAATTAATCGTGGGTTTAATAACTAGTTAAGGTTCGTAGGTTAAAATCCTACCCTCCCCACCAAATTGTAAATAAGTTTTTATGGCTGATCCAGTCAATGATGAGGATAGACAAACCGTCAGCATTTGATTTTAGAGCCTTGTGGGAGTAATTCCCCACATTTAGGGCTGGCGGTCTTAATTTAATAAATAAATCATGGGCTTAGAAATTATCCCGATAGTGGTTGTTATACTTCTGGCATTACTCGTTTAACTTTTTACTAACTTTACTAACTTAATTTAAAACAACATGAATAAAATAGAATTACTTAATAAGCCAATTGTCAAGCATAAGATGGGAAACTTTTATAAGTGTAAAGAAGCTGGTTTTCTTATTCTTAGTCAAACTGATAGTGGGCGATATAATCTAATAAGACTAGAAGATGGGAATAGATTAGACCACCAAAGAGCAGATATAAATGATTTTATGAATCAATTTCCTAACCTTGTTCTCATAACTGACCCAATCGTAATTACCCCTCAAATTTCATAACTAACCTTAAACTTAATTTAAAACAACATGACTGATAATATAGGGCACAACAGAGACCATTTAAAGCAGATCGCAGGTGGAATCAAAGAGCTAATGGAAGATGCAGATAGAACAAAAGAAGCTATTGCAGAAAGATATGCAGAGGCTAAAGATGCTGGCTATGATATTGCTTCAATTAAAAAGGTAATTAGCGAACAAAGAAAATTTGACAAGCAACCTGAAAAATACAAAGAGCAAAGAGATTTGTTTGATTTTATGGCAGAAGTCATTGCACCTGAACTTAATAAATAATAAATATGTCAATAAACAAAGTAATTTTAGTAGGAAATTGTTGTAAAGATCCAGAACTCCGCGCAACTCAAGACGGCAGAGAAATAGCCAGTTTTTCATTAGCTACAAACGAGAGTTGGAAAGATAAAAGTACGGGCGAGAAAAAAGACAAAGTAGAGTTCCATCGCATTGTGGTTTTCTCTTCTGGCCTTGCTGGAATTGTTAAAAACTATGTGAAGAAAGGATCTAAGCTTTATATTGAGGGGCAACTCCAAACTAGAAAATGGACTGATAAAGCTGGTGTTGAGAAATATTCAACTGAAATCATTTTGCAGAATTTCAATAGTACGCTTCAAATTCTTGATAGTAGAAAATCTGATGAGGGTCAAAGTGAATACAAAAAGCCTGTTCCGCAAACTACTCCAGAGATGGATGATATGGACGATGATATTCCCTTCTAAATTATGGAAATATTCAAACAAATCAAACCCCTTTCAGTAAATAAATGTTGGATGGGGAAGCGGTTCAAGACTAAGGATTATAAAAATTACGAAGCGGAGTTGCTTTCTTCTTTGCCAGATCAAGAATTGCCAGAACCACCTTTTGAAATCTATTTTGAATTTGGATTTAGTAATTCTGCGAGCGACTGGGATAATCCTATTAAGCCCTTACAAGACATTTTGCAGAAGAGATATGGCTTTAATGATAAAGATGTTGTTAAGGCTTGTGTGGTTAAGAAAAAGGTCAAGAAGGGTGAAGAATACTTTATTGCAAGACTAACACAATTAAATAAATAACTATGATAAAAGAAAAAAGCAGAACTAGACAATGCGCAGAAGGATTATTAATTTTAGAAAAATACCGTAAAAATGATAATTTTGGAATTGGTGCAGAACACGATGTAATTTATGCTTATCAAACAAGCAAACCTTTATCAGAAGAAGATTTTTTACAAATGATACAACTTGGGTGGTTTCAAACTGATGTTGAGAATGAAGAAGAATCTTTTGATAAATATGATCCTGAGGAGGGGTGGTATTTTTTTACATAATTCTAATTTAGAAAAAACTAACGAATAAATAAACATGAAACTATTTTTCTTAAAACTATTTTTTCCAGATTATTACGAAAGACTTGTCCACTTCCAAGAGACAAAAGATTTTATATTAAAACATTTTGGGGCTTATGCACCTTTTTCTTGTGGGGAGGGTTGGAGTTCTACAATGAGGTCAGAAGATCCATTAGAGATTCTACAGGCGTTTATTGCAAGACTAACAAATAAAAAAAGACATGAATAAAGATAAAATTATTATTGAGAGACTAAAAAGAAAATGTCTCAAGTTGAGAGAGAAATCATTAGCGGCAAATGAAACTATAAGAGATTTACTTAGTGATATATACACACAAAAATATCTACACAAGAGAGATAAAAAGATGATGGATATTTTGCAGGCAAAGAATGTGAGATTAAGGTGTTTTTTAATATCAGTAGGCGAGTCTTTTAAAGAGGACTACAATGATTAAAGAACTTAAAAACTGGGAGATAGCTACTATCGAATTAGCAGGCGCATTTATGATAAAATATTATGGTGGTGAAAAAGCTATAGTAAATTATAATTGGATTGGTGACGAAGTCGGTGATGTTTTACAAGTTGGAGATTATTACTGGAATGTTGGAAATATGATTGATGCTCTTAGATTTAATTGTTCTGAAGAGCGATTATTTGAGTGGTATGATTTAACTTTAGAAGCAGGAATGGGTGATCGACCTTGTCAAAATCTTAGAACTTATGCTCAATTTGGATTGATTACAAAGGCTTAAATCTTCTACTGCCATTCTCAAGTAAATAATACCCATACATCATTCTATTTCCATCGTGATTCATCTTGCAAGAGTAATGAACCCACGAACCTTCATTGAAACATTGATCTGCTGGAAAGTTGATTGAGTGTAAATATTTAACTATTTCCTCTGGAGTTCCAAATTCGGGACAAACAAAATCACAGGCTAAACCTTGTAAATGCTGACTTCTATTTGTAGATCCGACGGCGTTATTTAGTTCTGGGCAACGATAAGCTGAATTTATCTTGATTGGTTTGTTGAGTAATAATCTAATGTCTTGCATTCTATCAGCCATAGACATTAGAGCGGGCAGAATTGATTGTTCTGTTGATTTTGGGGGATAGTTAGAAATTCCCATCTTCTTGGCTGTGTCACTTATGAAAAACTCTTTGTAGCTAAAATTGGGGCGGTTTAGATTTTCTTTATTTAACACAAGTATTTTTCCAAATATCATTATTATTAACTATCTGCTCAATAAACTGTTTTGAGACAGCGGAAGCCTTCAATGCGCTTTTATCCTCGTCAGAAGCACTCACAAGGTTATAAACAACGCAATAATTACTAACGGGGATTATTTTGGTTTTACAACTTGTCAATGAGTTCGTCCCGATCAAGATTGCGATTATCTTCAGCGATTTTCTTAGATTTGATAATAGTTTTTTCAGTTGCATTTTGGATTTTAATTACTTCTTTTACTTGAATTATTACTTTTGCTTTACATTCGTTTTCGGCTTTGTTTTTACCAAAAGATTTCCCTTGAAAGAAAGCGCCAATAATTAAACCAGCAATCAAAGCAATAAGAGCTAGATACTTCTTCATTTCTTTTTTCCTAAAAATTCAAATACAGAAACACCTACAAGAGCCGATCCAGCATAGATTAAATCATTAGTAGATCCATCTAGATTAGGAAAGTTTATCATTAACTCAGAGGCTTTGCAACCAAGATAAAAGATAATAGTTTTGCCGATTAATCCGAAACTAACTAGAGAGAATCCGATTATTCTTTTACTAGAATTGTGGCCGTCTCTATCTTTTAATATGTCATTCATAAGTTGTAATTTATTCCAAAATTTAAGCCATATTCAATCCCTAATTCTTGATTAGGTGCAATGACGGCGGTTGAAAAATTCAAATCTCTATCGTAAGAATAAGTAATGCTAAAGCCCGCTAATATTGCATTTTGTTCGGTTTTGCCAAGTAGCTCATTATCACGATAAAGTTTTTTACTTACTCCTGCATTTGTGAAAAACACGGCAGGGGTAAATCTCTTAATCGAATAACCCAACATCACTGTGTCGGCCGTTATTCTTGTTTTATTCTCAAAGCTTAATCCATCTTTTGTGACTGTTTTTTCACTACTCTGATTTAATAACCTATTTGTGGTAGCTGTCAAGACAAAGTTTTTGTAAATGTAGTTATAACCAATATTAAAAGATGGTTTACTGACTGTGTTTTTGTATTTATATTCCTCGTTTATATGCAAATAGTTTGAGGCTAAACCAATAAATGCTCCTGCGTTTGCGTTAGTAGTTAGAATTAAGAATGTTATAATAAATTTAATCATATAAATTATCCAACATTTTAGGGTCAATCTTGTCAGCAATTCGAGCAAGTTTTGATGATATTCTGTCCAAAGTATCAACTGAAAGTTTTTTATGATCCAAGTTTAAACTAGATTTAAAAGATTCTAATTCTTTAGTAAAATCATTTCTAATTTTTGCAGAGTCTTCCACGCACTCTTTTCTAATTTTGGCTTCTGATAATAATATTGTTTGATTAATATTTTTTTGGAACAATATTAAAATCACAGGTAAAGACACCACGCTAAAAGCTAAAGCAGCACCCAATAATGATGTAGTTTCCATTTTATATGTCGTTTAAGATTCTTTTGGCTGAATCGTTGCAATATTTCTTAGGTTCAGAAGTTGTGATTATAAATATCTTTTTTATTTTATCACTCTTCCAATATGTTTTAAACCATATTTTTTTTAAAGGCTTTAAAGTAGAACTAAATAATTTATATATTGATGGATATTGTGATAAATTAGAAATATCAAGATCCGTTACAGTTTTATTCTTTGGTTGTGATTTTAACATAGACAAAGAAAGCTCGTCAAGAGGATGAGTTCTATTATAAAAATTATTAACCCTAGAATCTTTTACAGAATACACGCAAGTCATGCTTTTTTCGTTTTCTCTGCAACCAGTAACATCATCAAAACTGTAAGAATTTCCTTCTATAACAAGCGAGCTGTAAAAATAGTTCTTTCCGCAATTATTTATAAATTCTTCTATCGGTCTAATTGCTCCAAACCAACCTGACATGTAAGCAATAGTTGCGGTTACTGATAAGCTGTAGAACAAAAACCAACAGCATAAGCATAGATGTAAAATTCTTTTATTTTCTTTTATACTCATTTAATTCTCCTTTTTGTGAACAAGCCTGACTTAATCAAAATTTGTTTTAATTCGGCAGGACTTACTTTGTCTTTTTGTTTAGGAAAGATACCGGCAGCGACAAAACCATTAAATACTTGCTGAGAGCAAAATAGACCTTTTGATTTATAATCTAAGCTTCTAATTTGTTTGATCTCGTCAAGAGCTGAAAAGGCGGCATCTAAGGCATCATATTTTAAACTAATGCAGGATTTATTATATTTCTTAATCTTGCTAATCTGAGCTTTAGTAAAAGGGCTTATTGGCTCATAAATATGAATCTTTGCATCACTAATTGCATAATTCTTCATCCACTTTCTAATGGTAAACTTTTCAAAGCCATCTCCACTCATATTCATGACATGTCCAGCGTAATATCCCGCGGCGTGCTCTGTTGGATCCCAAGTAAAGATTTGGATAATATATTTCAATGGCTTTGTGAAAAGCGTTCTAAATCTAAAAGGGCTTGATACTGTTAATACTGAGTTATTTTTCATTATTCTTCTAAAAATTGAAAGTTTGATTCGTCCGTTTCAGGCCAAGTAATATTTAATTTTAATTGCTCCGCTGTGAAACTATTCCACGCTTTGCCGTGAGGTTTATTTTCAGGAACTGGCGAGGCATAAATTCCTTCGACTGTTGTTTTTCTTGGTAAAACCACAGGAGTTTCCCCTTCTCCCGACATCGCCCAATTTAGTGTGCCTAGTTGATTAGGGATTTCAGCATTGAAACGAATTGTAACTTCAGTATTGTCCCAAAGCTGTTGTAAAGTGCCTAACCACCATTTTTCTTGAATCATATCGTTATGTTGTGTTTGTTGCTTAAATAAGTTTCTATGTCTGATATTTGCCCAGTAGTCAGTGCTGTGTCATAAATTATAACTTCTGCTATTTCTCCGTCTAAAGAGAATCCTATTCCAGCACTATTTCCCCCTATGCTGACCGAATCTACATCATTAGCATCTGAGCCATTGTTATTTGAAACAGGGGTTGAGCCGTTCACTGACATAGTTAAAGCCGAACCATCTCTTTGAGTTCTAATTATGTTTAAATCTGAAGGAGTAAAAGAAGTGCTTAATGCCCCTGCACCGCTGGACGAGCTTCTAAATTCTAGATAATTTGATGACTCTATATATCCAATATTTAATCTTGGACTTGTCCCGTTTCCAAAAGCAATAATTCTCCTAAGAAAAGAATCTTGACTCGTGGCTTTTACAACAACAAAAATTGTACTATTTCCAGAGGGAAGATAATTTAATGTAGATGGAAGGTACAAGTTATCATTTTGAAAAAATAATGTATTCAATCCATTTTCGGACGTTGTACCAGTCGATGGCTGCAATACAGCGGAAATTTGCACTGCATTTATGCCATTCTCGTTAGCACTAATCCAGTCAGAAACTGAACTAGAAGCCGAACTAGATCTAGGTATTATTGAAGTTGTGTCGCTAGCAATACCCCAAAATGCCAAATTAGTGCCTGAAATTTGGGAAACAATAGGTAGGTCGTTAGAATTGGCAGGACTTAAACCTTGCTCACTTAACGCTGTAACTACACATCTAACACTATCTCCAATATCAGTGTATGCCGTTAAATATGTCTTGGAAGTTGCTAAATTAATATTAACGCCATTATTCTGCCATTGATATGTGAATGTTGTTGGAGTGTAATCCCAAGTTCCATTAGTAGTCGTTAATGTTTCTCCATTTTTCGCAATTCCAGAGACAATAGGGTTTATGGTATTTTCTGGAGCAGGCGAAGCTAATAAGGAGCCAAGTAATGATCCTGCTAGTAATGATCCTAATAATGTATTTTCACTTGACTGAACCACCTACGCAATATTTTTAAGATTGATTTATATATCTATTAAGACTTGTTCAATTTCAGGGAAAATATTCAAATCTACGGCGCTTAAATCCGAACTTGCTAAACAAGCATTTATATCAACAATTTTGTCTTCTTTCAAAATTAAATTAGAAAATGAAATTCTTTTAGCAACTAAGAAGAATTTTTCCCATTCAGAATAAGGGATGTCTATTAAAGTTTGAATATTTTTGTCAATATCTGGCGCTCTTAAACTAGCTGAACCATTAACTTTCGCAGCCAAAACTTGATTAGCAACTACTACATTAAAAAATTCGCCTTTTAATGGGATCATAAAAGTGTGTCCATTTTTGACTTTAATCCATTGAGCATCTGAATATAAAGATTCTAGTTCTTTTATTTTTTCATTTTTAGCTTCCTGTAAAAGCTCTTCGGCGCTAGGTAATAAATCGTCTTCTTTTTGAGATTGACTTTTATAATCTGACTGTGCAAAAACAAGCTCTGCAAATTGCAAATCAATAACATATTTTTGCGCAATATAGATATTTAGATTAGTTTCATTCTGTAGATTTATGCTTTCAACTTCTAATTTTAAGGCGGCTAGCTCCGCAGAATAAGTATTTTGGTTAGTTTCATTTTGCAAATTAATACTGTCAACCTCTTGAGCATACTCCGCCAAGCTTTCTAAATAGGCTAAATACCCTGCGCTTTCTAAATATTCTTGTTCTGACAAATTCCAAGTATTAGGTGCTTGTGGCTTTAAAGGTAAAAGAATTATTGCAGGTGCTTGTGGTAATAGAGGTGAAGGAATTATCGCAGGGGCTTCAGGGTACGGGGCGAAATATTGATTTCTTTCTACCAATACAGCTTCCCAATCTTTTCTTAAATCTAAAAGGCAAACTTTAACTCTACTGCGAATAACTTCCTCTTCTTTTTCTGCAAAAAGCCCGCAGTTGTTTACATTATCAATCCAATCATCTGCCGATGATATTTCAGCTCCAAGTATTTGCTTTTCTAATTCTGTTATCATCTTAATTTCCTGTTTTTGTTATTGAGAAGTTGCCGCCGATTGCGAGGTCAGTGAAAAGAGTTATACCAGATCCTTGGTAAGCTAAAATCCTCACATTATCACCAGCGTTTAAATAAATTCCCGCTGAAGCATTCATTCCTGCCCTATCGTTAGAAACTGGAGCTATGTTTTGATAACCGACAAGAGCCGAATTGTTGACCCTTATATTAGCTGATCTCGCTCCAGCACCGTTTGTCGTAAAGCTAAAACTACCTGTTATTTGATAAAAACCAGCGGTTGAAACGGTGAACACTCCCGATGCAAAAGATACTCCACCGCTTAATGTGGGAGTTCCGTTCCAATATGTTGTTAAATTAACACCTGTAGCGTTAGGGATAGACTGAGTCGTAATTCCTGTAACGTGTCCGTAAGCAGCATCAATGCTCACAATATTTTTTTGAGCATCTAATCCTAGATTAGTTAATGATGTAAGAGATGAAAGATTTATATTGGTTGGAAATTCTATGTCTCCGGAAGTTGTATTGACTTTATAAACATTTGTTCCATTGAATGATCCGACTGAACATTTAAACGATTGAGAATCTGATGTGTGAATTCCCATTGCAACTGCTGCGTTGCCAGCCCCAAGAAGCGCATATCTTGTGAATGCGCTTCCACCATTACTCCCGCCAGCGACAATTTCTTGGTATGCGTTGGCGTTGCTTGTGTTGCTAGTGTTAGTTAAGTTAATTCTTAGTTCCCCTAAAGTATTGTCACTTGTGAAAATATTACCGCCACCAATTACCGTTGAAGAACTACCTTGTTGGATTTGAAGAAAAACTGCCTTAAGATCCGAAGCGATTAACTGATTAACACCTGAAATATTTCCAGAATCATCGATGATAATTGAGCTGTTTTTAATATTTCCGGACACACCGTCTGCCCTAACTAGAGCATTGTCGGTCATTACAACTTTTGAAACTAAGCCAGATAAATCTTGATCGCCTGTGTTCGTGTTTGAGGTGTCTCCTAAAACTGCTAATTCCGCATCATTAACATATCTTTTATTCAAACTATCTGCAATGTCAGCAGTTGTAGCATCAACCCCAGAAACCACAAGTCCATCAGCGTCATAAGTTATTTTAGTTTTTGTTTCTCCAGTTATTGCTGTATTTTTATCTATTTTTAGATTTAACTGATCCTTAACTGCTTTAACGCTAGGATAAAGAGTGTTGTTTTCCGTTGAAAAGGTAGTTGCTTTATTTGCAACATCTTCTGGCACATAATTAACGCCACCTTCTATTTTTTGCCAGATCGTTCCATTGTATCTGACATCATCGCCTGAGGTAAAATCAATTGATCCAGAGCCTAGATCCTGAGTACCAGCAATAGAGACTAAGTAATAATCTCCATTTACTCCCGAACCATCGGCAATGTTTGGCGTGTTGGTTGATGCGTCCCAAGCTCCTTTGTAAGAAGTTCCTGAATTGCCGTCTAGTAAAGATCCTGTTAATGACATTAGAAATTTATGTTTATTGCGTTGACAGCTTCAACTGGCGTAATTGATTGAGGCTCTTCTTGATCGTCAAAATATTCACCGTTTACGACTATTGCATTAATTTGAGCCTTTAAATCTCTTCTAGTCTCTCTTGAGGTAAATTCCCTAGTTTGAATTAAGGACTCGATAGATTTAAAATTGGCTTTAGTTAATGAGATAAGATCATCTTCAGGATAATTTGGATAACCTACGGTGGTTGCTAAAGTTGCTAAACTGTTAGCTAAAGAGATTATTGCTGTTTTTGCTTCTGAAGTTGTCGCAAAAGTATTTCCTGAAAATTCCATTGGAACTAGGCAGAAGTCGTTTCTATTCTGGTTTAATTGAGCAAGTTTTAGATCTTTTGCATTTTGTAACAATTCCGAGCTAGTGAATTCATCCTCAACAATTCCACCGGCTGCGATCCATTTTTGAATTGCTTGATAGTCTGAATTATTAAGAGAATTTGGGACAAAAATTGAGCTATTTACTAGAAAATTTAATCCTGATTTTTTTACCGTGTTTATTTGCATGTTATTTTTATTTAAAGTTCTGCGTCTGCTGTGTGATGCCAAAGTATAGTATTCCCAATTGTCATACCTGAACCAGTAATTCTATATCCTGTTTCTGACAAAGTTGATATTGTCGGGTTTATGTCTACTCCTGCGGTATCATCTTCTAACTTTCCCGCCGCTCCAGTTTGAACGCTGTAAGTTATTATTGAGGGGTCATCTCTCATTCTCTGTATAAACTTAGTATCTCCGAGTAATGTGATGTCATTTACAAATTCTACCCTAGAAAGGAACATCCCCCTAGAATTTGTGACTGTTCCAGGGGGCGTGTCTATATTATATGTTTTTTGAAAATATCTTTGACACAGTTCTATTTCATCTCCAATTGACCTGATTTGAAAAGGAGTTGCAATAGATCCAGCTTCGACTTGAACACCTGCTAACCTGAAATTGTTGGAGGCAGAATCGCAGGCATTGACTTGGTTTGTTGTGGCTGTGAAAGTTCCAGTTTGCCAAGTGCCAGCTGTTGTCGTTTCGTCACTGCCACGGGCAAGAATGAATGATACAAAAAGACCTATTCCATTTTCATAATCCCAAGTCCCTACGGAAGGTGAGGCGTCAACTGTGATTGTTTTAAATTCCCAAGTATCAGTAGTATTGATAGTATATTCCGAAACAAAAGATCTATCATTTCCACCATTCCTAAAATTGGCACAATAAATTCCTGTCTTTGTGGCTTTAACCCAGAAAGATAATGTAAATACTTTTTCTGCTATTGATTTAAAATTGTAACCCTCAATTTTCTGCTCAAAACCAGCAGAATCAGCAGCCCCTATGGATCCCTGCGCAGTTGTGCAATCTATTAGAACCGAGTTTATAATTTTTCTTCCTGCTTGGGCTACTGTTGGAACATCAGATGATTGTGATATATCATGAACCATAGTACCAGATTTTCCATAATACCACCTATCCAGCGAATATGTCGCGTTTGCCACGCTAGTAAAAGAAGTTCCTCTTTGAGAAATGTCCATATCACCATTGATGATGGCGTTTTTGTTTGAGAAAGTTGATGGATAGTTTGTGACTCTTCTAAATAGATTTCCATCAAATCTAAATACAGAATCTTCTGTAGTTGATATAAATGTTGGATTAGTAGTTCCATCGGATTCTTTTAGGCTTTTATTGCCAGCATTACCAACATTAACGACTGCCGCAATTCCAGTTCCTGCGTTCCCAGCTCTAAATTTAATTTCCATTCCAGTGAAATATCCAACTGTTGCGCTAACAGGGCTAGTAAAGGAAGAGGATAGAGTTAAAACATAAGCATTAGCCGATCCACTATCTATGTAGAAGTTATTAGCCGATTGTTGAGCTATACTAATAGCTGCTTGATTATCAATCGCATCGTTTAGAGTTTGACCAGTTCCTGTGATAATATTGTTGGTCTCTTTGCGATAAAGATTAAGATAAGCTGAATCAGCACTAGGTGGTTGGTTGTCTTCGAATACACTATTTTTTCCTGCCATATTTTATAAATTTTGAAAAATTAAAGTTGTCATTGTCGGTTTTAAAGCCTCGAACAAACCACTAAGTTGAGAACTAGGACTACTAGGAAAAAAAGGAACATTATACGGCGGATAAGATGCCAAATCCAAATTTTCTCCTTGAATAATCCAAATAAACCTAGCGGATTTTGAATTCCTAATTGGAATAAAGGGCGGAGTGTAAGGAGGGTAAGCAACCTCAATTCCGTGTTTTATTGTTATAGATTGACCAAGTATAGCCGCCAAATCAATAAAATCCTGTTCCGTTAATACATTTAAACTTCTTAATTTAAGAAGAACATTTTTTCTTCTTTCTTCAATATCTGAAGACGTACCAACAAATATATCATCTGGTATTCCAACAGCGCCTTCCCACAAAGCCATATAATTAGGATCATTTGTAGTTAGAATATTAGTTCCGTCCCAAACACTTTGAAATAAATCATCAACTCTTTTAAACTCTCCTGCTAAACCAAGAAACATCTTATAAAGATTAGAGCCTGCAATATTTTTATTTGTGGCAGTCCTATCATTAAGGAAATACTGCCCTAATACTTGTTGGTTTTCCTCTATTGTGTGCGCTTGAAAATCAACCATTATATATAAGTTGGCGTTACATAAGTTCCTAATTCGTTTAATCCAATCACAGTGTCCACAGTAGGAGCAGACAGCGTGTAAATTGGTATATTTCCAGTAGAATCTATTGTTCCTTTAATGACAGCATCCAAATCAGCTTTTTTAATATTTTCACCAATATTGTTAGAGATCTTGAAAAAATCTTTAAGGGAATTATTAATAGCTGTTTGCATCGTAGTCGTGTTAGGACTAAGGTTTGAGAATGTGATATTAATTGGAACTGATGTTGGTGAAAAAACAATAACATCATCTGGTGAAACATGAGCTGGTTTAACTTCTAAGATCTTATCTTTAACAACATTAACTTCGGCAGAACTTGGAATGATGGAGTCTTCGTTATCTGTTGTAAAACCAATTCTAACTTGCCCTTCTTCCACATAAGAGTAAGAAGTGTTAATTGTTCCAGTTGCTGGAGTTGTCGGGCTTCCACTCACTACATAAGCAAAATAATCAGCGTCAATAACAATAACTCTTTTTTCAATTACATTATACTCCGCTTGTACTGCTCCAGTCGGGCTAATATAGTTTCCATCAACAAGTCCATGAGCAATTGAATTAGCTGTAGCAATTTGACCATTTCTAGTAAGGGAGGAAATTAAGATTGAGGCAGAAGTAGTAGAAGGAGAAAATATCCAAACCCTAGTAACGCCATTAATTTTTTTAGCCTGATTAATTAAAAAATTCTCATTAAAGAAAGAAAAAGGAAATTGAATACGAAACAGAACTCTCGCACGATAAGATTCAGCACTTTCTTGGTCAGCTCCGCCAGATATTTCACCAAAAGAAACATAAGCATTGTCGTCAGCGCCAGAGGCAGATAAAGTTAAAACTCCACCAGATGTAATATTGGTGTTTAATCCTTGAGAAGAGGAAGAGACAGGCACAAGAGCAGTAGTCCATTGCGCCACTAAAGTTCCGCTTGCAGATCCAGCAGTCCCAGCTTGAGTAAATTGAATTTGGTTAGCAGAAGTCGCAGTAATTCTAACGCTAGTAGCATTAAAATCAGCGGGTGAAGCACCTGTAATAGAGTCAATAATAATTCCACTTGCTTGATTATGCTCTGCTGTAAAATTAACCGTAACAGTCGTTCCTATTCTTGACATAGAAGCAATAGAAGTTGTGGCTTGGGAAATGGTCGCAGCAGCTTGAGTTGTATATGTAATTCCAGAAGAGCTTTGTAGAGTAGTGCCAAGAGGAACTATAGTAGTAGCCGTTCCAGATAAAACTATATTTCCAGTTGATCCAACAGCGGGGCTTCTGACTATTCCGTAAGTATCACCCCATCTTCTAATATAAGCTTCAGAGGCAGTTTGAGGAAAGAACTCCTTAATCATCAAAAGAATTTTCTTGTAATTATCGTAAATTCTTCTTGATAAAGCTTTAAGTAAGGATGATAAATATGAGGTAGGTAAAGATGCTCCGCTATCAGGTATCTGTGCGGTAAAGTCTGATGTTATTCTATTGTATACTTCCTTCTCATTAGAAGGTAAATTTAAAGACATTTGCCGTGGTAAAGCTATGTATTGTTAATAGTATTTGTCCAAAGGTCATAATATTGCACAAATTCCGTGTTATCATTCCTTGTGGCAATGATTGTGGCTTTCAAAGAATCTATGTCAAGTGTTTTTTCAACTACAATATCAATTTCTTTTGCAATACCTCTATCTATATACCACTGGAAAGCATCCTCTAGGTAGTTTTGGCAAGTATTAATTGTATCATCGTCTAAATTAGCTTGGAATTGTGTCCAGATTAAAGATCCTTGCTCAAATCCATCTTCATTTAATTCATTGCCAATCCAACCACCTCTTGAGCGGGGGTCTTCAATAGAGTCATCTCGTTGTTGACAGAAAATCGTCATAATAAATGAAGTTTCCAATCCTTCAGTTAATGCAAAATCTCCATTCTCAAAAGAAATATCAAAATTTCCGTTGGAATCTTTAGCTAGTTTTAAATCTTTTATTGACATAAAGAAAAATTATATTAAATTATAATAAATAAAATTTATTTTGTGGTGAATTTTAGGTAGTCATAGCAGTTTTTCATAATTTCTGCTATGATGCTATTAACCCATGAGTTCTGACAGCCGCAAGTAATAAATTGAGTTGAGATATTGCTGTAATTAAGTTTGTTGCGTCAACAACAGTTGCGCCCTGACTTCCAACTACCTGAGTATCACCAACCTTCAATACTCCTCCCAAATTTACATCTTGGCTAAAATCTGTTTGAGGAGTGGTGACAGTTATATTTTTAGAATCACCAGTTTCAATCAAAATAGAACCATCTGCTTTGAGATAAACTTTGTTTCCATTCCCATAAATGATTTTTTCCTTTTCTTGGATTAAAGGGGCTTTATCTATGTCGTAAGGCATCACATAATTCAAACCATAGTCTTTTCCGATTTGGAAAACCATACATTGATCCCCAACAGCAGGGCAGGCATTATCACCTGTCTCATAAATTAAAACTCCCTCTTCTATGGCAGGAGCATCAGGATCTTGGAATTGGACTCTGATTCTTCCATATTCTCCAACGTAGATTAATTTTTTAATTTCGGCAGTTCTTATATAATTGTACATACTAGAGTTCATTTATTGGGGAGAAATCAATAGCCAAACTTCTTTTACTTTTCTTAATTAATGGTTTAAACACTGATTTAGTATAAGATAAAGGATCAACTAGTTTCATATCACATATAGTGCCAGACAGGCTTTTTCGGTACTTAACTGACTTAATAAGTAACTCATCTTCTATTCCAGCTTGTTTATCAGAAACATAGACTAATTGATTAATCTTCCAGAGTTGGTTTCCGCCAAAACTAAAATCTTTAGTCTCACTTAAATTTTGTCTAAATCCAAAAACTGAACAATTATATTCAAATGACTTAGACCTTCTAATATTAGCTTCCCATTCCGCTCTTTCTGTGCATTGCTTGCTACTTAAAGAAGAAATATTATCTAGAAACCTTCTAGTCTTCCTGATATTATTATCATAAAACACTCCTGAGCGCTGTGTGGTATTTTTACTTAAGGCGTCTTTTATTGCCCCTAATCCTGTTTTATCTGAATCAGGTTCACTAGTTTTCCCGCTAGAAAATATCTTATACTCATAAAACATTTTTGACTCATCTCTTTTCATCGAAGCGTTTTTAATATTATTGGAAGAATTGGGGCTATTGAATAAATTATTATTTTGGAGAATAGTTCTACATCTTTCTTGTCCAATTTTCCTAATAACAATATTTCCGTCTCCATTTGTTCCTATGACAAGCTGTCTTTTATCTGCTAATCTTTGGATCAAACTGAAAGCCTTTTCATCTTTCCCAAATGAGATACTTTCGTTAGTCTCAAACTTATCAATACTCCCATATTCATTTATGATAGCAACTTGATTATCACCTAGTTTTTTTTGCAATCCAATTAACCTATTGGGAGAAACAACTTGGTAACCAGTTTCTTTTAGCAGGTCTGTTAGAATCTCTACAAATCCTATTGGTGTTTTGAATATTTTATTGGAAACCCTACTGTCAACAAAGTCGCATAATTTATCTCTTCCAGAAACTTTAAGATTTGCTGTGTCAGAAAAATAAGTCAAATCAGTAGCTTCGATAAATCCTGTAAGCATAGTCTTGCCGTCAATATTGATTTTAATTGCCTCCCCAAGAGTTCTAAATTCACTTTCTTCAATCGGAATGTTGATCTCTAAGTCAAAATCAAAACCAAAATCATCTAAATTGGTGTCAATACCAGCGCTTATAACAGTTTTAAAGGTTTTGTTGTTTATTTCTACAGTGACTATATTTACCATTAGCTAGATAAAACAATTATATTACCAGACACGAATGCTGGATCTTCAATTCCATTCAAACTTTCAATCTCTCCCGCCCTAGAGCTATCGCCATAAAGATTGTAAGATAAAACAGAGCTAGGAATAGAGTTCGTTCTTATAGATACATAGAAAGGTAGAGTTGTTTGTAAATCTTGAAGAAGAAGCCTGTTCTGTGTTCTCATTTCCTGAAGGTCGTAATAAACAGCCTCATCGACAGAATCAGGGTCTAAAGTATTAAAAGCATCGTTTAATCTTGATAGAATTTCATCTATTTGATCTTGTGAAGTATAATCAATATTAGTGGTAGCTAAATAAGCAACCGTCAAACAAGCTACGTCAATATAATCAGCAGTAGCAATTTTATTAGCGCTTAGTTGGGTAGACAATGCAGAACTTCCATTGGTTTTCGTCCTATCTCCTGAACCGAATATCTGTAAAACGATATTGGTCATTATTTGAAAGTCGTCTGTAATACTAGCGACATTGTTAAAGATAGTTGTAAATCTTCTTGCTAAATCAGCAGGGGTTTGCATTAATGTAATGATCGAAGACGAGAAGTCTTTAATATCAGCACTAAAAGCAGCCACTTCGTCAGTAATTCCATTAGCAGTAGAAACAACATCATCAATATTACCAGTTGCTTCTTGCAAAGTGTCTTTTCCCTCAGTCCAAAGTGCGATCCCTTTGTTATAATAATTTTGAGCTTTGCTAAAAAATTCTTCATTTTTTTTGAACAATTCGTCATACTTACTAGCCAAAAACCCTTTATTACCAGTCGTAGACTCAGGGAAAATATTTAAAGTGCTTTCTAAGAAAGTTATCTGGAATACGACAAGACCATTTTCATTAATAAAATCCTCAGTCATTGAAGCTGGTTGAGGAACTACTTTTTTCTTTCCTAGGGTTGGGTGAATTAAAGAGCCTATTCCTTGTTGCTCAAGGGCGGTCATCAGCGCATTTCTTGATCTTTTATAAGAAGATGCGGTAGTTTCTTGAATTTCAATTTCTAGTTTAAATTTACCAGATATTTTACCAAAATCTTCAACATATCTATTTGATGAATTAGGAAATTCGTGGGGAACTGTCTTTCTTCCAAGTTCAGGCATCTCTGCTCTTCTTGAATAGAATTTTGCTGTTTTGCCGTTAATTGAATAACTTGATCTAAAAAATCCACTTAATACGCTCATCTTGTTCCTGCTATTACGGTTTGTGGTCTATTCCAAGTTGACATATTTTGTTCTTGCTTGACTGAGAACATATCTGGAAGATTACTTGTTATATTAACATCTACTTTTTGTTGGTTTGTTTCTCTTTGAATAAGAAGGTTTATTAATCTATTTAAAGGATCTCCAAAAGATTTATCAAAAAGACCAGCAAGGGCGTTGACACTACCATCAAAAATACTGGCGCCAAATTTATTAAATTCTTGTGCTGGCGCTCCAATGTTAGACCAGTCGCCAGTCATCATTCCCATTGTTGCTTCATAAGCGGTGTTGAGCGGGAGTTTTACTATTTGGCTTGATGTTTCTAATATTCCCCTTCCTACTGGAGTAAATCCATAAGGATCAGGATTTTCTTTTCGTAGCTTCTCTATTTCTTTTTTTGGTGTTCCTAGGTTATTTATGTAATCTGATACTATTCCAGCATCGTCACCAAGTTTGCCTATACTATTTATAAGACCAGTTAATCCTCTAACAGTTCCAATTTGCATTTCATAAGTCAGGTCACCAAATTTAGTAGATAATTCTTGTGTTGCGTTAGATAGCCTAGCTTCTTCATTTCTAAGTTTAAATGATTTTTCGAGCATTTTTGCACCAAATTGCTCCTCAAGAACTTTGACTAATTCTTTCAGTATAATGACCGATGGTAATTTACCAGTCGCCATCGCCTTAACGAACATCATTGATGCGTTGTCTTTATTCACTTCCTTAATGCCAGCTCTTTTAGACACCCTAAGAAACGCCTCATGCAACAAAGGTTTAACACCTGGTAATTGTTGCATCTGAAGGTTTACCTCTTGGGCGTTCAGTACTTGTTTAGTAAGCATATCTTGGAAACCACGCATAGTATCTGCTAGTGCAGGGCTACTCAAACCAAGCAAACCACCATATCCACCAACTTTCTCTACAAGTCCCCTAGCTAAAGGTGCATCAACCTTTCCGCCAGCGGCGAGCATTTTAATATAAGCAGGAGCTATGTCGTTAAATTTAAGACCATATTTATCTACAGCTCCTCTTAAATACTGTATTTCTTTTTCAGGAGTAGATCCTTCAAGACCTTTAACTTTTGGGATAAGGGCAGAAAGTGAGGCTCTAAAAGAATCCATTTCAACAGTAGTACTATGAATAGATTTGAGAGATTTTCCGACTATATAAGCTCCGCCCATAACTCCCATAGGAGCCATCATTGCTTTAGCAGTTGACATTCCACCGAAAGCTCCGGCCATACCATATCCTATAGCAGAAGGTGGTTTTTGGAATTTACCAACATATTTTCCTGCGTATGGGTCGAATTTAACAGGGGTGTAAGCTCCAGCGAAAGTTCTTTTTCCAGCTCTTTTAGATATTGCAACTGACCTAACATTAGCTTGATTAACCCTGTCTATACTTCTTGCAAGATTGTTGGTTTGAACGGATGTTCTGTTTAGTCTGGATAAAGAGGCTAATCTGGAGAATGAAGAGCTAGTCTTAAGAATTTGCTTATCAAGCCTTCTAAATAGAGTATTTAGAGATCTGACTTCTGTTTTAAATTTCTTAGTATGTTTGGAATAGCCGTCTAAGACTTGTAAAACATAGGATATTTTGTCGCTCATCTAGTTCTCCTTTTGGATTTTTCTTCAGCTCTTTTATTAGCAGATTCAGCTTCTCTGACTTTAATTTTATTGCGATCCGAACCAACGTCAGCCCATTCAAAAAGTTCAGGAAAAGGCATATCTTTAATATCATTATATGAAAAAGGGCTATTCTCCAAGAAGCTGTAGATAGAATCTAAAAACTTCAGCCTTTCTACTTTGTTGGTAAGAAAGGCAATAGATCCAAAAAACTTCTACTATATTCTATAAGCAAAATTTCTGCGGTTCTAACATCTAAGCTGTCAATATTCAATTTGCCTTCTGAAGGGGCAATATAGCCTTTCTCACAAAGAGATTTAAGCATATTGTATTCGTCAGAACCTTCTTTAACCAAGTCTCTATCAACAAATTTTAGAGCATACATCTTTACCTTTTTAATAGGCGTAGAGGAGATGTGTCCGTTCTTATCAAAACAAGAACATTCAGACAATAACTCGTATTCTTTTTCTTTTATCATTTCAATCATATTGATTATTTAGTCGGTTAAGATCATCGGATCAGATTGAAACATAAGTGAGATTACTCCATCTGGAGACTCGTCTACTTCAGTTGGATTAGTCAAAGAAGCATTATTATATAATTGACTCTTTCCAACGCCATCAGGTATAAGCATAATTTGATTTGCTCCAATATTTTTTGACCAATCTAAAGCCAAAACTCTTGGGTCAGAATCAGAATCAGAATCTGAGGTGATAACATCAAAATTAACTTCAGCAATCTTTGTTTCAAGATTTTCAGCAGGAATAATTTTAGTGCTTCTGCCAGAAACTTGAACTCTATTAGTAATCTCAGGATTGCCTAATTTAGTCTTTAAAGTAGACTGAATATAAGCAACTTCTTTTCCATTAACGAGAATTCTTTTTGGTGTAAAGGCCATATAATTATAATTGTGGTGTTAAGTCAAAAGTAAATGAATCTAACTGACCCATTAGGTTAAATTTCATAGATCCGCTTACTCCGCCAGTTGAAGTATTCACAACAACAACTAGGTTTTCTTTAAATTCAGCTAACAAAGCGTCAGAGATCTGAAGAACATTATAAGGGAAATCAGTAAGGTTTAAAAACAAACTTACAATATAAGCTCTAATTGATTTTTCAGAAGCATAGCGAGCTAAAGGATTGTTTGGTAAATCACCAGCAGTTAATCCAGCTTGAGCATAATAGTTTTTCATATTACGAAATATGTACTCACGAGAGATAGTCGCACAATCGCTCTTGTTTAAAGATTGGTAAGTGAAGCCATCAGCAGTAGGACTAGCTTTTTTGAAAGCCGTCATCCAAAGTTTATTGGTAACTGCGAATATTCCACTATCATCCATACTAAGAGTAGACCCGCCCAAATCACCAAGTCCTTCAATCTCATCGAGGTCAAAACCTTTACCAGCAGGTATAATGGCGAAGTTATTTAACTTCATATTTGCATAAGGCAAACCAGCGGTAAAAAATCCGCCTCGATTGTTTTCGCTCATCATGAATGAACTGATAGAAGCATTATCTTTTAATCTTAATGTTCTAAGAGCCGCAATGTAAGCAGAAATCGTGTAATCTAATTCTCTCATTGCTCCACCTTTAAAGTCAGCATCGGCAACAAGTTTGTTACATACATAAACAATAACTTTAGAAGCTAATGTCGCAGGAGCTAAGGCAGTTTGGTGGTTAGCATAAGTGTCAGTCTTAGTAAAGATGCCAACACCATCTAAGATTTGATTTCTAGTGTTAAATTTAGCTTCTAAGTGAGTCTTAATACTAGATAAGAAAGCAGTAGGAGCGATAATATCATATCTTGAAGTATCAATCTTATTTAAGATACCAGTCAAAACAGGGTCAGTAGCACCAGAAGCAAAAACTGCGGTAGTTTGAGTAACTCCACTTGGAAGAGACTCTACTTGAATTAAGATTCTGTTTCCTTCAGTTCCTTTACTTTTTGCTGTGAAGGTTACTAGACCAGCTGCATTTACAGCAGTTACAGGAGAGCTAGTATCGGCATTAATAAACGCTACTAAATCAACAGCAATAGTTGTGGCGGTAGAAGTCGCACTTACCGCAATAGCATATCTATTTTTAGTATAAGATCCGACAGACACATA